GCTGTAATTGTTTTTGGTGCAGATACATAAAGATATTTTCATCGATTTAATTTTACACGATTCTTGTCTCTTTCTTTTAAATATTCTGGCCAAAAGAAATAAAAAGCCGCGATATCTTCGTTTTCTATAGCAACTTTTAGTTCGTGCTCATAAACCAGTTCCCAGTTTTTTGATTCATCTTTAAAGATTGTATCATATGGTTGCGGGTTGTGGGTATGAACACAACCACTGAATATCAACAAAAAGCAAAAAGTTCGCACATAATATGTTACACTTTTAATTTAATATTTTTTTAAAGGAGTTGATTTGCTTTTGAACATCATCAATTTCATCTAAAATTTTATCTGAATAATCTTTTGTTTTATTCACATGCTGTAATAACCTTGATGTAAGCTCACTTAGTTCTTCGGCTAATTTTAGCAAAATTTTATCTTGCTTGTTCATATGTGTGATACTCCAATTTTAGATATAGAGTTGATGCAAATCTTAAGCTCAAGAGTATATTCTATCAAGTCTAGAATTTTTTTGTGGTATTTTTTTTCTTTTTTGGATTTCGCATGATACCATAGATCATAGGTTTGTTGCTTCAAGTCTAAAAGTTGATCTCTATTCATGATCTATATTGATGTTGTTTCTTTCGCAGAATGCCACTGAGTAACCTGTATTAAAGCTAAACCTTTCTATAAAAAATGTGAGCCCCATAATTGCGTAGGGTTCCCAACTTATGCACCCGAAATTATAGAACAATAAGAATCCTATAATCCCGAAAGGTGCAAATCTGTTGAGAAGGTAATCTATTAATGCTTGATTCACGAAGCTCGAGTGAGCGAGACAATTCTATCGTGACGAAAAGAGCGAAATTCTTGACGAGCAAAGCAATAAGCTTTAAATCCAATATTCCTTCTTTCTTCTTCTTTGTTACCAAAGGATTCACTTAACTCTGGACGACCAATTTCATAGGTCTTGACTTCATTGTTAGCATTCTTGTATACTACAAAATAACGTTGATCTTCATTTTTCATAACTTTGTTTTTTAACTTTCTTTTAATATTGAACATGCTAGTATTATCTCATATATACAATTAAATGTCAAGGCTAATTTTCAAATTTATACCCAAAATACTCGATATCTTTTGCATACTGTTCGGCAACAATCTCGCGACTTTCGTTGTCATAGTATTCGGTATAATGTTTGTGGCTAGTTTTGTTTAAATGGGGAAGTTGTTGTTCAGTAATGCCTACTATATTGCATATGTGACCAAAATCTTCTTGCAAGTTTTCAAATTTACCAATAAAATCACAACCTTTTGCAAAATCTAAAGTATTCATTTCAACCCCCTTCCAGCCCTTGCCACTTTTAAGCCAATCAACAAAAGAAAGCTGATTGTAAGTATTATTATTTTTTTTTAAATAAAGCCACGAGGACACCATTCTACCCCATGGATTGCGAGTAAAAGAAAACTTGAAATATTTTGAGATATTTTCATGCGTCTCTGGGTATATCCTGCTTAATTCAGATAAAGGTATATGATGTCCATCGTAATGCTTATTAGTTTTTAATTTAACAACCGAATTCCAGTGGGCATGACTCCTTATTCCCGAGGGGTAAGCGTTTAAATTTAATTTACTTATTATTGATGAGCTTGCTGTTTTTTGGTGCCTTATGAATACAAGCTTATACGTTTCTGAAACAATCATAAGTTATCAATCAATTTCCTGTGCTTCCGAATCCTCCCTCTCCGCGATCTGTATCAGAAAGCTCTTTAACTTCTTCGATTTCTACCCAAGGAAGTTTGATTATAATCAATTGACCAACTTTGTCTCCAATGTTATACTCTCGCTCTCCAAGATTTGGAATGCTCATTCTCAGTTTGATCTCTCCTCTATACCCTGAGTCAATAACTCCCACGGAGTTTCTCAAGGAGTGGTCTGTTTTTGATATACTTGATCTAGGAAAAAGAAGTCCGACATATCCTTGCGGGATTTCCATGGCTAGATCAGTGCCGTATTCAAAATACTTTCCTGTTCTCATTAATGTCGTGGCTACCAAGTCCATTCCGGCGTCGCCCTTCTTTGCGTAAAAGGGTATCTCTGCCCTATCACTTACTTTTTTGAATTTAACTTTAATGTGTTTCATTTTTATATTTCGTTGTGTATTATGAGAGAATTTCTCCCGAAAAAATTTTTTTGAGTTCTGCGTTTATTGTATTCTGACTTCCTTCCATGAAACTAATTTCTGCTTGACCAAGTCTCTGATGTGTCGTTGTTTTTGACTGAGTTGGCTGTTGCCGCTTTTCACTTCAATGAATGTAATTTCATCATCGCCAAATGAAATATAATCAATAGGTTGCCCTAAAAATGAACAACGCTCAGGCTCAAATTCAAACTGATCCAAAAATGGAGCAAGTGTTTCTGCGATGTGTCCAAGTCTAACTTCTCCACTTTTCTTTTGCGATAAAACTTTTTTGCGAGCTTGTGTTTCATCATCTAATTTTTGTTGAAGATCTTGAATTTTATTGTTTAATTCAATTTCTTTTCGCTTATGGTCTTTATGAAACTCTTGGTTTGAATTTTGGTTTTTATCTAAAGCTGATTGTAAATTTTTTATTGTAGAATTTAGATTTTCTTCTCGCTCTTTATGATCAAGGTCATGTTTGTTGAGGCGATTTCTTAAGAATTCATTTTCATTCTTTAATTCATCTGTGTCGCTAGCATCATAGGATGCTTTGTTTAATATATACCATATTAAAACTACTATAATAAAAATACATATGCCTTCAAACATGCATGATTATAAATTATAATTCACAGTGTTCAACAATTATGTTTGCTTTTTTGAGCAATTCAATGCCAAGATTGTTTTTATAGAATTCGCCGTATACCACTCGAATAATATCAGACTGTATGATCAATTTCGCACAATGCAAGCAAGGAGAAGCTGTGATGTACATTGTTGAACCTGAGCTTGACTGCGTAGACTTTGCTAGCTTTGTGATTGCGTTACTTTCTGCGTGAAGAACTTCGTCACGCGTAATCATTTGATTAAAATAATCTACATCTTCACATTGATTATCAAAGCCGCAAGGAGTGCCATTGTAACCATCCGATATGATTGAACCATCTTTGACAATCAGACAGCCAACCTTTTTTCTTTTTGCTTTAGAAAGCTCGGCCCATTGCTGAGCCATTTTTATATAAGTTTTGTCTAGATCAGTCTGCTTTGGCATTAGTTTTTTTCCATAATTGAAATGACTTTAAAGACTTTAAATCTTTAACTGAAATCTGAGAAATTTCTTCGGGCTTGTCATCTCTTTTATAGATTCTATACTTTGCTTTTTTGGCTAGATTAACAAATGGTAAGTCGTATCTAATTTTTTTAGAACTATTAAGCCATTCGGTCAACTCTTTTCTATTAACAAAAAGAAAGTCATCAAACCTCTCGAATACAACAAAATGTGCATCTCCGTGAATCCATCCTGGTCTACCTCTTGAGTTCTTGAACTCAACCCAGACCCAATCTTGATGCTGTTTTTTGTTTTTGTTTTTTTTGAGGTCTACTTTGATTGAAATTGGCTTGCCTGAACTGCTTTTGCCTGTTAAGATATGCGAAACATTCTTGCATTCTTCATCAGACCTGTTTGTTTTCCTTGGAGAGTACCCTTTGAGAGAAGCAATTTCTTCAAAGCTTGATTGTTTTTTTTGAGCTTCCAATTTATCTAATTTTTTGAGGTTTATCTGTCTCGATAACTCTCACTTTTTTTTGATCTGGATCTTTCCACGTTTTTAATACATTAACAAGTTTTTGAGCTCTTGCTTCTGCGTCTTCTCTAGAAGAATAATTTCTGTCTTCAACTCTGCGAGAGTTTCTTGTTACTACATATACTGTTTTTATTGTTGTTGTCGTGGTCATATATATTATATTGATTTGATAATGTTTTTTCCGAAATTAGTTATCTTTCTTTCTCCGTCGATTTGCATGAAATTCTTCCTAAGAAGATACACTTCATGATCTCTTCTGAGACTAGTGGGACTTAATCCTGTTATTGCAGATAAGGTTTGAAGTTTGCAACTCCCTCGTTCTTCGAGGATTTTAAGAATTTGCTTCTCTGTGCAAGTAATTCCGTGAGGAAGTATACCGAGTAAATCTGTAAGCTGATTAAAGTCACTCATTTCAAAAGTGTTTTGATTCTCTGCTTCGCAGTACAATACAATTTCTTTGGATCGCATCACTGCATTTCGAGCATTACCTCTTACAGTTTCAGATAAAGCTGCAAGGGCTTCATTGCTAAAGTTTATTCCATCACAGTTTAATTTGATGATTTCTCCAAGATTATCTTTTGAATATTGCTCGAAGTCTACTGTGCTTAATCGGTCTTTGAGCGGCGGAAAAAGCTTGTCGCTTTCTGTGGTTGCAAAAATAAAAGTCTGTTTGGTGAAATCAAACTCGAATGTTTGCTCATCATATACAAACTCTTTCTTGTTGGTTTTCTCTGTATTAAAGATGGTTAAGAAAGCCATAGTCAAATCTTTAGGCAAGGCATGAGCCTCATCAAAAAGAATGGTTATCTCATTGTTCATGATCAGCGGAATGAAGATTTGCTCGAAAAACTGAGCATTGTTCTTGATTGTTGAACAGTTAAGCTCTAAGAAAGGGCGTTTGCTTCCGTCTTTATTGTTTAGATGTTTGGCAAATTCTTTAGCAAATAAAGTTTTACCCAAGCCTTTTGCTCCAACCAAATTAAGAAAGGGGCACACGCTTGTTGCATGATAAGCTTTAAGGTAAAAGTTGAGCTTTTTCTTGACGTTGTCTTGCCCAATTAAATGTGAAAAATAATTATTCATTGTCAAAGTCGGTAACTGCATATTCAATTTTGTCTTCTACTGATTGTAGTTCGCTGAAGTCATTCGAGGTTTTTTTACCTGCAAGATAATTTGCATACAATCTGCCTTTGACCCAATCTTCGCTAACAGGTATAGAAGTAACTTCTTGCGATACAAGATCTAGGATCTCGTCAACCGACAAGGAAACAATTGCGGAACCGCCTTTGCCTGAATTGCGGCGTCTGCGGGGAGTACCATCTTTGTTTAGTGACATTTTTTTCATATGCAAGTATTATCGCATATATTAGCTGACAAGTCAAGCAATAAAATTATAATTCTTTTAAATATTCTTTAAATAATTGAAGAGACTCTTTAATTTTTCTTTCTCGCTGTTTTTTTCTTGCTGGAGATTTTAAATCAGAAGGTTCTCTTTTGATCGAAAAAGCGAATGACATTTTATTTAGAGTATCAAGCCACTGTTGAGCTGATAATCCTTTGGGGCGTTTTTTTAAATTACTTTTTCTTTCTTGAATTCTTTCGAGAATGATTTCCGAAAGAGATAGTCTTTCAGTTTTCTTTTGTTTGAAAGAGGGTAATAGGGATTTTATTTTTTTTAATATTTTCATGCACTCCAATAGAGTTCTAGGTTTTCCATGTCGGGATTTTTTAAAGACCACAATTCACAACAAAAATCACTTTTATCTGTCCAATCCATCAAGTTCTGCATCATGTAGATATGCTGTATTCCTTCTGCTTCTCCAAAATCATAAAACAAGCACTCTACCTCCAATCTGTTGTTGGCTATTAGTTTTGCGCAAAATTTAGGAGCAAATGCTTGCATTCCTGCTGTGAGTATTTCGTAATATAAGGTATCATGATTAGGGTTTTCGCAGAAAAGTATTGAGTCTAAAGTTGATTCGTTTGGTGTTACGGCAGACAATAATATTTCCTCCACAAAAAACTCATGAAAGCTGTCAAATTTTTCGTAAAATAAGTCTGATGAAGAAGAGTCGAATATGTATTGATGCATTGTTGAGGTGAAGATGGTGGACGCGGCGGGAGTCGAACCCGCGTCTTTAAATCTTCAAAAGTAAGAATCTACAAGTTTAGTTTATTTTTTTTATAGTTATGATATAGACATCCAACTTCTTGTTTCAATTATTTGCAGTTTGTGATACAAGAAAACTTTTTCTGTTTTGCAGATGGTTAACCCCTCTTCTGCCGTATCTGCGTCTGGCAGAGAGGGGTAGCAGGTTTAAGCTGCTAATGCGAGCTTTTCAGCTTTTGGGCTGAAAGCTACAACACGACTTTTATTTTTGCCATGTATGAACTTATGCCTTTTTACGAAGCCAGGCATCTCTTCGACTTGCATCATACCCAATTCAATTTAAATCGAATCCAGTACGCGCCCGTGAATTTTAAAAGAACTATTGCTTTTTATTTTTTCCAAGGTCAGCTAAACCTTGCCCGAGAATATAAGCAAAAACAGGTCCAGTTATTTGCATCATTACATCAGGTGTTAATCCTAAATGTAAATAATGATTAAATAAAGGAGCTGTCGCTGCAAACACAGCTGCCCAAAACTTTTTACTATGCCAAAACTTTTTTTCCATTATAATCAGAATAATTCGTCAGGAATATCTTCATCGCTAGACTGCTTGGCTGGTTGGGTTGCCACCTTAGCGGCTTCTTGCACAGCTTCTTGAGCGACTTGCTCTACATTGCTTTTTGCCTGCGAAACTTCTTCGCTCTTGTAGATGACATAGTCGGGGGCGCGCTCATTTTTTTCTTTACCTTTATTGGTAAAAACTACTACTTTGACAGGCTCTGTTACTCCTGGCATAGTTTCGACGTTAATGGTTCCTGAAAGATATTTTTGACTCTTTCCGCTTCGAACCCAAAGAGCTCCTAACTCTCTGTTTTTCCATTCTGACTGTTTTTCTGTTTGTTTTTCTGTATTTTCCATAATTAATTTGCGTTGTATAATTTCTTTAGTTCTTCAAGGAATAAAGGTTTTGCTCCTTGAGATAATTTGTTGTATTGTTTTTTAGCGCGAGAGTATACCCGCTTTACTGTTTCATCCGAACAGTTCGGATCAAAGTTTAAAATTTTTCTTATTTGTTTTGCTACTGTGTTGTTCATGGAATTGATTATAGTATATGTTTCAATAAATGTCAAGAATTAATTTCGTTTTTGTTTAAAAAAGTTTATGATGTAATGCCTTACAAAACCTTTTATTGGTTTTAAACCTCGCTTTTTTCTTAGTTTGTTCTCAAGGTGAGTTAATGCGCATTGTGTATTCCTGTTAAAAATCAATGATGAGATTAATGTGATCAGAGGAATCGAGATATACCAAGCCACATTTTGAGAAAAACATAATAAATCCAACAGCAAATAAAGTAATGCAATTAAATTTGTAATTATAATAGATAAATGAATGAGCACTATTGTTTTAATCATAATTGTATTCAATTCTATAAGAGTATAATCTGGTGTTTCCTTGTAGTTCTTGTATGGCTTTATTTGCACAAGATAGTGAAGCTTGATTTTCTGTTTTTATTTCAAGATAAACTTTATTTATTCCATTGTTTTTTAACTTATTTGCTATATATTTTCTGAGTAATTTTGATATGCCGCGCCTTCTATATTCTGGGTCTACCATGTCAATTACTCCAAGCGCTACTTTTTCCCTACATTCGTACTGATTGTTGATTTCAGTAGAACAGCAAGATAAAGCTATTAATTTGCCATTTAAAATGTAACCATAACAATAGTCTTCTGCAAAGATGTGGGGAAATATTTGTATTTGATAAAAATTTGTAGCATTTTTTTTTGTTGCAAGAATATCTGCGGAAGATAAGTCATCTTTATTTTTCAAGCACTTTAAAATTAAACCTATTATTTCATCTTGAAATGAAAAGTCAAGCTTGATTATTTCTTTATTCATGCATAATGATAGTCTACTTCTTTAAATATATCAATATTGTTTCCTCCTCCATAACTAATTGAGCTTTGTAGGTCTTGTTTTATTTCAAATAACTTTTCTTCAAGAGACATATTGTTGGATTCGATATGATTAAGTTTACCTTCAATATGATTATTATGCCCTTTGTTTTCTGCGCTTGCAGATCCATAGTATGCTTTATGGGTCGAGCCGTTAATACGCATATTGAGTGCGGGGCTGTCTGTACACGCTGCGAAAACTCCTCCAGCCATGGCCATGCTTGCTCCAGCCACCAAAGATTTTGCAATATCTCCATTGCATTTTATTCCTCCATCAGCGATGATTGGAACGCGATTTCCTTGGTCAAGTGTTACATCTGAGCACCATTTGACGCAGCTAAACATTGGCATGGTAAATCCTGTTTTATCTTTTGTGGTGCAAGGAGAACCTTGGCCTATGCCCACTTTAACAATATCTGCGCCGCTCTCAGCAAGAGAACGCACGGCTTGAGGGGTTGAAACATTGCCAGCAATAATTTTTGTATCTTCAAGGTTTTGTTTGATAAATTTTATCATGTCAATCATTCTTTTACAATAACCGTGTGCAATATCTATCGTCAAGAGATGTATTTTATGTTTTCTTGATTTGATTTTCAAAAGCTTATCTTTATCTGTGTCTTGTATGCCTACGCTGAATGAAATTGTTTTCCAGTTTTCTGAGTTTGCAATGGCTACATTCTCTGCAATATCGTTATCGAATCGATGCA